TGTATTTATGCTAGTTATTTTACACTAATTTTTTCTATAAAATAATCAGCCAGTTGCTGGTGCCCACGTTGAGTAGGATGAAAGGAAATTGGATTTACAATACCAATGTCTGCTAAAAACTTAATACTGATAGTATCAGGTTCCCAATTGCTCATATGTGTTTGGCTATCCAAATTATCTAAACCATTGTGCAGTGCTAGATAACTTGCTAGATCGCGATTTTTAGTGGCAAAATCAATAAAATTAGTAAAGCCTGGAAAATCTACTAATATCTTAGCCCAGTCAAATCTTTCTATGTCATATATCTCATTGAGAATTTTTGGATCAACATGGTGAATATGTTGCTTTATTAGATCGTTCCAGGTGGGCCAATCTGTACCAGCACACTGATTATAACTTTTTTCAAAAGATGTAAGTTCAAGACTTGGGATTGGATAATCATTATGATTAAAAGTGTCAAACCAATAATTAGTTACATTGTTTTTGGAAAAAAACTTATCCCAAAATAATATATCAAGTGCAATCTTTCTTATTTCGTCATTGTCGTTGAAAAAGTATTTAACATACTGCTTACGGCTGCTGACATGGAGAGCATCTTCTGACGAATACATAAAATTAATAGTTCTGTCTTCTAAGTTACTATACAATTCATCTCGATAGATACTAGTAATACCCCATAGTACAACTATTTCACTATAATATTCGCTGTCTCTGTCAAACTCATTACTACCAAAGTACTCTTTTGCAAGCCTAAATTGCATCTGATTACTACTACCACCCGCACTAAAATTTTTATTAGTATAGTTTAACTTCTTTGAAACGATACCACGAAATGACAAAGTGTTTGCAATATCATTATCCCAAAAGTTTTTCTGAATGTCAGATTCTGACATGCCCGGGTGGTAAGACACACCAACACCATATGTCCAACTACATCCAAATGTTATTAAAAGTTTACCTGGCATCTAAATTAACTGGCTTTCTGGTATCTCGAATGTAATCAACAGTATTTTTGATACCTAAATCTAAACCACAATAGGACCAGGTACCAATTGTTGACTGCATTTTTTTATTGTCTAAAATTTTTATTGGAACTCCGTCTTCAGATGGATTGTTGCTCCATTTTAGTTCTTGTGTATTTGTATATTTCGCAATAGGTTTAACTAAGTCTTTGATTGTAGTTCCTTTACCACTGCTTATGTTTGTATGGCTATTGGTTGCGGGTATTTCTACAAATCTACAAATTGCTTCTGCAGCATCTTTTATATAAAAAAAGTCACGTATTCCTGTACCTGTTCCCATAAGTTTATTATTTCCATTCAAAAACTTTTGTATAAGTCCACCAACAACATGACTCTTTTCAGAGCTTGTGTGTTCTCCAGGACCATAAACATTACATAATATAAGAAACTCCCAACCTATTGTATCAGGTAACTGATGCAGTAAGTCTAGTTCTAACTTTTTTGCAACACCGCTATATTTTACACTATCGTGATAAGGGCCAGTACCGATTAGTTCTTCTGTGATATTATCTTTTAAATTTCCTGGGTACACACAACCACTTCCGATGCTAATAACTTTTTTAGGTTTTACCTGCCGAGTGATGCGATCAACAGTTGCAAACATTTGTGCGTTTTTAACCATTATTTGTTCTCTATGCATTTTGTTAAATGGTAAGCCCCCATACCAACCAGCACAGTTTATAATTGTGTCATGATAAGCTATTTCTCCTTCAAAATCAAGAAGATCGAATGTAGTTGAATTGCATAGTGTCCATTCCCAATGCGGACGAAGAGCCGCAAGACTTCCTCCTATATAACCGGTTGCACCTAACAGTAAAATTCTCATGGATAACTTGTTATCGGTTCATCACACTGGTCCCATGGCTTTGTAAGTAAACTCACGCTCTTACAATCAGTAAGTGGAACAAAAGTATGCGGACAATTTACAGGTATATAAATTACTTGTCCAGGACCAACCACAAATTTATTATTTTGTTTAGGACATAGATAAATGCCTTCGCCTTCTACGAGCATGATATATTCATTAAATTCTTTGTGATAATGATGTCCGCGTTCTACACCAGCACGTGTAGAGATATAACAGAACTCTTTGATATCCTCAGTAGGCACATAACTAAAAATTGCGCCTCTATGATCAACTGCGGCGTCGCTTATTATTGGTTGTAAAATTTTAATCATTTATTTCTATCATTAATTTATTTTTAAAAACACCATTGATAATTTTTGTTGCACAGTTATCAGCAGACATCGCATTATCATCGATATATTCTTGGTCTACTTGTTGTTTTGTTTTTGACCCATTGTAGTTAGTATGCCTTATATTAGTAGCAGTAACTCCTAACCGAACTTCTGTAATCTTCATATTCTCTGCTTCCTGTGAGATAAGATTTGTAGCAAAAGTACTCGCTAGTTTGGTACAACCGTAGATACTATGAAAAGGTCTTGGTGTTTCACTAACAATTGATCCTATCCAAATATAGTGCCCATTTGGGTTGGTGTTAATAAAATTTTTAAGTAATAACAAGTTATTTGTAAGATTTACTGTAATTTGTTTCACAATATTTGTAAAGTGATTGTTTATAAATCCTTGATAAGTTCCAATTGTAGTCCCGGTGCAATTTAGAATATGGGAATAGCCTGAAAGATCAAAATTCGATACTGCCTCTGAATCTTCAAAGTCGAGATCAGCACGTGTAAATTGATCTATATCTATATCATGTTTTTGCAGTTCACGGCAACAGGCACTTCCCATACCTCCATTTGCCCCGAAGATTGCAAATTTTATCATGATGCTTTCTTTTTCTTTGACTTACCTGTAGTTTTAGCAAGTACCTTTGCACTCCTGCGTTCGGGTGGAAGATCTGCTTGTTGTTGTGGAATAGTGCCTTGTTCTATCTTGCCTTGTTCTGGATCAACTTGTACAGGTGCAGTATCTTTTAATTCTTCATGTAGTGCTCTATAGGTTGCATCTTGCCCGACCGCATCATATGTGTATGTTCCTGTGTGCTTTAATAATATACGTTTGTCAACCCATACTTTACCACCTAGGTCTCTCCAGTTTTCACAAAATGTCCAGTCTTCTGAATAGTAACGACCTTCTCGGACATCTGTATCAAAGAATGTACGCATGTATTTGTTTAGTTCTTCGGGTAACCCAATGTCATTTGTAAATGGCACAGTGGCTGGATGATCAACTAATTTAGCAAACACATCACGTTTAATCAGCATAAAACCTGTACCGGTTTTTGAAACTTCGACGAGTCTACCTGCGTCTTCTTCTTCGCCATTTTCTACTGCATTGATGCACCATTTTACTGGCAAGCCTTTAAGAGGGTACATACCGCCAATTACATCTTTGTCGTGGTGCAACAATAACAATAAGTGCCACGGCTCCCAACCTATATCACTGTCTATAAACATAAGGTGTGTAGATTCTTTGTTGTTTAAAAACTTAGCAACCATAGTATTTCTTGCACGTGATATTAAACTTTCATTTGTGAGTGTTTCGACTGTGTAGTCAATGCCAAGTTGTCGTGCAGTGTTTGACCATCGTATATAACTCATAAAGGTAGATTCATGTAACATACCACCGTAACAAGGCATACAAATATGCACTTTGGTTTTTTTCAGTTCATCAATGTTTACTTGAATCTTGTTCGGATCTTCTGCTATTTCGCCAGTAGTTTTTATTGGATCAACCATAGGTTCCTCATGTGTTAATTATATACGTATTTAATGATTAAATTACAGGAGTGTAAATTTATCGTATGTCGCCGACGGTAACGCCTGTTGTACGTTTGCCTTGCATAAGATCATTGAATGTTTTTACAAACACTTCTTTACGACTAATCTTTTTATCAATAATTTTTTGTGTTTCGGTATCTTTTGTAGTGTAGATATCCATAAACTTTTTTGCCATCTTTGGTGAAACTTCCACGGTAGTTCCATCATCAAATTTGATTGGAAACTTTTGTACATCCTTACGTGATGCAATATTATCAAGTACTCTCAGTGGACGGCTTTGAAACACATATTCTTGTAATGTTTCATCTTCTGGCAAGTAATCTTCAGATTCTCCCATCTTCCTGTCTTTGAAATATGCGTTCATCTCTTGATCAATTGTTGGTAACTCTTTTGAAAATCCTGATTCGTTGCTTATATCAATCTCAACATCTTTTTTAATAGGCCGTGCACCACGTTTGTTTTTGAAACTTTGGTACTGTCTAAGTGCGCCTACAAGTGACTCCATTGCACCTGATTTGTATATTACATACTCAAGGTTATCATAGTTCTCATCATCTAACATGTCTGCAAGTGTACGTAGTTTGTCGCCGAGATTGCTTTTTAAACTTGCTTCACTGTGTGTACCCATACCGCCTGCTGGTATAATAGATATTTCATCGCCTTTGTTTATAATTGATGTTTCGTGTACTTCGTCTTTCATCAGTTCGCCATCTGGCATCACATGAAAACCTTTAGGAATTGGCTTACATTTTTTACTCATTCTGCAATAGTATTCTCCAGGACCGCATTTTTTATCTGCTTCTTCTATTGCTTTTTTAATTGATCCCATTGGCATGTTAATTTGTGCTTTTTCTTCTGCCAGTACATTATTGAATATTTCAACTGCCTTGCTGATCATTGGCTTACTGTTCATTGGATACAGGTTAACAATGAGGTCTTCTTTTTCTTCTGGGGACATTCCAGGCCACTTGCCACGTATTTCTGTAGCACTGGTCATTCCAGGACCAAATTGTACAGTTGGTAGATAAGTCATAAAGCCGTGTTGTGTCATTGGCTCTGGCTTTTGTCTCTTCAATGGTTGCAAGTAACTTGCACTTCCATCTTTTTTAAAGCCACCCGGTAACGGAGTTACACCAGAGTCTTTGTCACTACGTACAAAAATTAATTGTGTTTCATCTGGATTGTATAAGCCAGTAATTTCTTTTGGTTGGAATGGTGACTTAACCTGCACAAATCTATGTGCTGGTATGCCTGCTATTCCTGCAAGTGTTTTCTTCAATTTGAAAGGAAATGGTCTGTTGCTCTTATCATCGGTTGCGGCAATGAATACATCTGCTTTAGGAAACTGTGCAACGGCGGCATCATATAATGCTTTGTGTCCTGCATGAAAAGGATGAAAGCCTCCGGGTATAATTACTAACTTTTTTAATGCCATTTGTCTTTCCTAGTAGCTCATTGTTATTGGGCCAATTTTTCCACTGTCAAATTGTGATACTATTGCACGTACCCAAGTGTACTTACCTGGCAAATATATGCTATAATCAGTTGTAATCGCAGTTGAGCCGTCTATTGCACTGTCTCCTGGAAATGTATAGACGTCAAACCAGTCTGCTTCTATAAGTCCAGTTGGATAGTCTGCAGGGTAACTATCAGCAGTTTTTGGATCAGTATCTAAACTTGCCTGTATAGTTACTATGCCAGGAAAGTCATCTGCTATAAAACGTATGTTTTGTCCATTGCCTTGTCCGTGATAGTAGCCCACACCTTTTTGTCTAGTACCTGTCACTGTTGTAGGCGTGCCTGCCGCATATATAGTTTCTGTAATCAGTACAAGACCGCTTGACTTCATTTTACTCTGCTTTTGTTAGTTCAACAAGAACGTTTGCACTTCCGCCTTCAGTTGCTAGTTGCGTAATTACTGCTTCTAGCTGTGAAATCGTGTCAGCAGTTAGTATGTCTCTTGCAGGAGCATCGTCACGTACTAGTTCGCTAAGTGTTATTGTAATTGATGTTGTGTTTATCTTTGCCATGCTGTTATTTATCGCTTTCTAGTGTTGTCTCGTTTACGACTACTATACCGTTTTCATTAACCTCACCACCACTTACAGTTGTTTTTGGTTGTGATTTAAAACTTACTCTACGTTTCTTACCTTTGATAAACAAGTCACAAGTGAGATGGCAGTTCTCTAATTGCTCAAATAGTATTTTCTTACTTAATGGTACTTTAATTAGCTCATCAATTTTACGTCCCAATGGTCTTGCACCCATCTTTGGATCATAGCCTACTTCGACTAAGTGATCAACCAATGGTTCAGTAACAATAATATTAATGTTCTTTGCACGTAGACTCTCTCTAAGTTCACCAATAAACTTTGCAACAATTTTTTTAATTGCCATTGGTTGGAGTGACTTAAACTTTACAATCAAGTCCAATCTGTTACGTAGCTCAGGCTTGAAGAAGTCCTTAACTGCTTTGTCTTCGCTACCTGTTTTTGTTAGCTCTTGACCAAACCCGATGCTATTGTTTTCGTTATCTCTTGCGCCTAAGTTTGACGTGAGTATTATGACACAGTTCTTAACATCAACTATTTTACCATTGGACCCTGTGATCTTACCTTCGTCCATTATCTGTAAAAATATATTTGCAACATCAGGATGTGCTTTTTCAATTTCATCAAATAATAACACACTGTAAGGATGCTTTGATACATCTGAAATTAGTTTACCTCCACCTAGATTTGAATCATCGTAACCAACAAATCCTGGAGGAGCACCTAGTAGACTGCTTACTGTATGTTTGTCTTGATACTCACTCATATCATATCGTAACAGATGCATATCTAAGTTTGCACTTAGTAATTTGGCAAATTCTGTTTTACCAGTTCCTGTTGGCCCTAAAAATAAGAATGCACCCATTGGACGACTTGGTGTTCCTATACCTGCATAGTTTACATATAATCTTTCTAGCACATCTTCAACTACATGGTCTTGTCCAAACAGTTTCTGTTTGATATTACTATCCAAATCTTTAACTTTGTCACTTATATCGCTGGCTACCTTGCTTTCAGGAATATTAGCAATCCTTGCAACTTGTATATCAATTAGTTCCTCATCAACAACTAAACCTTGTTTATCTTTAATACGTTCAACTGCACATGCAGCGTCAATTAAGTCAATACTCTTGTCAGGATTTTTCTTATCACTCATATATCTTGTTGCCATTTCGACAGCTTTTGTTATTGCAGGTTCACTAATTTGTACATTATGAAACTTCTCTAAGCGAGGTTTGAGTCCTTGCAAAATCTTAACTGTTGTGTCTTTGTCGGGCTCGTTGATGCTAACTCTGTAGAAGCGTCTCATTAACGCACGATCTTTTTCAAAGCTATCATAAAACTCTTCCCAAGTAGTACTTGCTACTACTTTTAATGAACCATTGGTAATTGCTGGCTTGATCATATTAGCAAAATCAAGACTGCTACCGCCAGTTGACCCAGCACCTTTCATGGTGTGTGCTTCATCTATAAAAAGTATACAATTTTTCTTTGTTTCTAATGCAGAGATGACGTCTTTGAGCTTTTCTTCAAACTCACCTCTATATTTTGATCCTGCTAGTAAACTGCCAATTTCTAATCCCCATACTTCAAACCCTGTTAAAAACTTTGGAACATCGTTGTCTTTGATTCTTGTAGCAAGTCCTTCTGCTATAGCAGTTTTACCCACACCAGGATCACCTACCATTAGTACGTTACTTTTAAAACGTTTTGCTAATACTGTAACAATTTCTTCAAGTTCAAATTCACGTCCAATAACTGGTTCAAGTTTATCTTCGACTGCTAATTTAGAAATGTTAATACAATGTTCATCTAGTATGTCGTTAGCATGATTGATAGGCATTGTTTCAGAATTGCTTTTAGTCTCGTAAGATTGTTGCCAGTGCATTACAAATTCTTGTTTGCTTACTCCGTGTTTTTGCATAAAATAAACTGCATGACTGTTATTTTCAGCCATTATAGCAAGCCATATATCAATGGTACTCATGCTACGTCTGCCACCAAACATAACTTGTGTTAGAGCTCTATTAAAAACTCTTTCAAGTGCATTGGTTTTTCTTGGTTCTTTTGTAAGTTTTTTGTTAGCTTTCAGTATGGCCTGACCATCAAGATACAAGTTAAGGTCGTGTTCAATTGCTTGTGGAGATACACCAAATTGTTCAAGACATCTCCAAAAACGACTATGTCTTACTAGTGCCAAAGTTAAATGCTCGAGTGTTACATATTCGTGTTTCTTAGTTATGGCAATCTTTAGTGCCTGTGCCAATATGTTTTCAATTTCAGGATTATTCTGCATGTTACTCCTTAGTTTATAGTATTTATTTGTACTTTCTAATGGTCTCAATAACTTCATCAGGTATGTGGGCTGGAAGTGTTGCGATAAGTTTCACAAATATGTCTCCAGGATTGTGTCTATCTCTAAATACTCCGCACTGTCCTAATCTCATAACTGATCCAGGATTGGTACGCGGAGGTATACGTAAATCATATTTTTTTTCAAGAACATCAATTACAGTTACGTCACCGCCGATTATTAACGTCCAGAAATCAACTTGGATTTCAGTATGCATATCCATGCCGTTACGTTGCCATTTTGGATGAGCTCTGATTCTAAAACTTACAATTAGGTCTAATTCACCTGGTGCTGCTTTTGGATAACGTATATTTTCTCCATGCACTATACCTTTAGGCACATCTATTTCAACATTGCTCGTTCCTAGTGGAGTTTGTACTCCTATTATGCGTTTTCCTCCACGTATTGAATCTGCTAAATCAATTGCTATACTTATTCTAGCTTCTGGTGGACGTTGTTGTTGTTGCTTAAAAACTTGACTGAAAATATCTTCAAAACCAAACGGACTTCTTGGTCGATTAAATCCTTGTTGTTGATCTGTACTTCCTGTTTGATCAAAGAAAGCACGTTTGTTTGGATCTTTTAGGATATCATATGCATTACTGATCTCTGCAAATTTATTTGTATCGCCACCACGGTCAGGATGATGCTCTTTTGCTTTTTCTTTATAAGCTCGTTTGATGGTACTGGCGTCTGCATTACGCGGAACACCCAATGTGCTATATGGATTATTCATAGTTTATTATACTATTTTTTTGTGGGTTTGTCAAGCTCTTCTGCTACAGATTTCTCATAATACAGAATAATTTTATTTTGAGATTCAATATACAACTTGATCTGTTCCATGTTGATTGCAAGTGCTTCAAAACTTTTTGGATCGAGAGCATATACAACAAAACTTCCTTGTGCATTTTTCACACGTTCGATCACTTCTTTGATATTCTTTTCTGTGATAACAACTATGTTAGCGTCTTTCAGAGAGAGTTGCTTGGGCCTTTCTACAATGTCAATTGTGGGCTTGTATATTTCAACTTTTGTTACAATTTCTTTCTCAGGTATTAAAGAGCAACTACTTACTAGTAGCAGACTCAATAGAACCAAAAAAGGTATCAATTTCTTCATTTATTCGTTTCTCTGATGCTAGTGGATCTGCTAGACTATTTTTTACCAAATCAGTTTTGGCTAGTAGATCTTTGATCACTGTGTTTGCTTTACGTGCTTTTTCCAAGTTATCCTGCAGTTCTTTTGATAACTGTGCTTGTTTCTCTGCATTTTGTTTCATAGCCTCTATTTGTGCAGTGAGGCTTTTGTTACTGCTTTCTAGTTTCACAGCGTTTTCTCTTAATGTCGCAATACGTTGTTGTGTATCTTTGTAATATAGATACACTCCATAGCCACAGCCGCCGAGGACTGCTAGTATTATTAATACTGCGTAAAATCTCATTAGTCGTCTATTTCAATTGCTCTCATACGTGCAACTAGTCTATCAGCACGTTTTGTTACTTGTCTATACCAGTTGGAATCAACCATTTCGTCAGCGGCCGCATTCCAATCTTTAGCATCTACTCCACGCTTCATTCCCTTAAACTTGCTTAGTCTCGGTCTGCCCATATTGAACATCATGTTTGCTATTATTCTTTGAGCTTCTTCTGGCAAATCATCGAAGTCGCCATATAGTATTGTGCAGTCGTTAAGCACTGTTTTAACGTCTTCGTCGAAGGCGGAATTGCATCTATCTTCTGAGACAGGTGTGCCAACTTCTTGTCCATACTCTGGATCACTATCAATAACCAGATGACCAATGCCAAAAGTAGGCAACCCGAGATGGTCGAGGTATATTTTATTAACTGAGCCTTCGTCATATGCAATCTCTTCTCTAAGTTTATCTATGTTCATTTGTCATTCCTTCTATTACATTGGTATTTATGTACTTTGCGGCCTCTGCATGTGCTTTTTCTAAAGGGTGCCCGTTAGGTCCTATAGGGTATTGTCTATGTTTGCTCCATTCTAAAAAACTCATACCTTCAAAGTCTATGATATATGGTACTACTTGTTCTTGTAAACTTGCTATTGCTCTTGTCCAGGCTATTGTTCCAGGGCCTGGCGATCGCATATCATTGTAGGTAAGACTATAGTGTGTATCTAAACAAGTCATAATGAAATCAATATTGTTTTGTTTTAATAAAGAAATAGTACTGTGCATCTGTTGCAAGTTCCTATGCAAGTTCCAGATATCACTGTCTATATTACGATAAAAATAATGATTTAACTTGTCCTCGTGTTGTGGATGAGTTGTCGTCCAAAGATCTGTTTCAATATCAACGTAGTCAAACCTTTCATACCATGACCAATTTATAATATATAGTGTATCTTGTTTAATTCGGCAAGCAACTTGCCAACTTATCCATTGATTACCCGCTCCACCAAGTGAGCATGATTGATATGTTGCGTCTAATGATTTTGCTAATAATGCTGGCCAAGTGAAAGAACTAGCACAGTCGTCAATTTCAGTCTGAGGCGGACAATCAGCCAGCTCATCACCTCTAGTGAAACTATCGCCAATAGCGATAACTTTATTATAGGGCATTTACATTCCTGCGTTGGTTAACAGATTCTTAATGTCTTGTGCTTTTTTGTCTTTGTTGTATATAGCTTTGGTAGGAAGACCGGCTGCAGTTCTCATCTCATTGAGATCAAATTGCTCGCGTTCTCTATATTGTTGTGGTGATGTTGGTACTAATTCATTGTATGTTTCTACAGTGAAAGGCATTTCTTCGCCTTTGTAACCCATGGTCCAACCGTCACCTTCATATTCAGTTAGTGTGTTAAAGTCATCTAGTAGTTGTACAAGATTATCAGCAGTGTAACTTCTACGTTTCATTTCAACGTAAACTAGATATCTATTGGGTTTGATTTCACCTGGTGACATATCAGCGTCTAACACAAAGTCATAGCCTTTTTCAAACCAGTTGACAAGGTCAATGGCTGCTTGATGGTCTCTAACAAAGAAACTTGCAACAACAATTTCATCATCGTCACCCATCTTAGATGCAAAGTCATCAATGTACATTGTGTTCTTAAGCATGCCTGCTAGGTCTTTGTAGCCTAAGCCTTCATTTAAATTAAACTTGGACATTGGCATCCATCTCTTCTTGTGTACCTTGATCCATAATTGCTTGCTGATCCAAGTCTTGATCATATGCATCATCTAGATCTTGTAGGTCGATTGTTTCATCTTCTAGTTCAACAGAACCAGTTCTAATATCACTCATTAAACTTTTTGGCATGATAATTTCTACCAACCAAACAGGTTTTTCTTCTAGTCTAGCAACTTTTGTACCAGGTTTAAAATCACTTGGATTTTTAATTTTAACAGGAACTTTCATCTTGGTCTTCTTCCATTTGATCTCACAATCAAAAGGCAGTAAACGCATTGCACCACGTGGGTCTGGCATCAGTTTTGCTGGCCATAAAAACGTGCAACTTACTTTGTAAGGACCTTGATCTGGACCTGCTACTAGTTCGCCTAGTTCCCAATTGCGGAATGCAAAAATATCAAGTTCGTTGAGAACTCTTTCAAAGTCCAACAGTACATTCATACTGCCGTCACTCATATAGATACCTTTGATGTTATCGGCAATCATCCAGTAGTCTTCGTCGTTCTTAAAAATGTCTGAGTCTTCTAATTTCATAACTGTATTTAGCTGAGTTGTCTGTTAGTGAAAATTACTGTGCATTTGATCGTTCGTTTATTTAGTACTGAAATTTTAAAAATTACTGTTGTTATATTTTACCGGTGCATTGGCCTAAGTATTAGTATGGGTAGCGAATAATCAACCCAATTGTAAGGAGTTACAATGTCTCGAGCTAAACGCAAAGAAAAATACAATCGTAAACAACAGGACAACACAATTAACTTCAACGAAGCATACAAACAACGCAATATAGAACTTCGTCCGAAGTCAATAAACCAAGAAAAACTTATACTGAATTTACTTGATAGCACACAAAATATTGTAGTTGCTACAGGCCCAGCAGGCACGGGTAAAACCTATTTGGCTATGCTTGCGGCAATTAAAGCATTCAGACTTGGTCATTGCGAACGTATTATACTGACACGCCCAGCAGTGGGAGTGGACGATGAGAAACACGGATTTTTACCAGGCGATTTAAATAGCAAAATGGAACCATGGACTAGACCATTGTTTGATGTACTGCGTGAGTACTATTCAGCAAAAGAAGTCACAGCAATGCTAGAAAATCAAACCATTGAAATTTCACCACTGGCATTCATGCGTGGTAGAACGTTTAAGGACGCTTGGATTATAGCAGACGAAATGCAAAACGCAACGCCAAGTCAGATGAAAATGTTAATGACACGTATTGGTGAAAACAGTAAAATAGTAATCACTGGAGATGTAGAGCAAACAGATAGAACGGTTCACAACAATGGACTTATTGATCTATGCAAACGTCTAGAAACAAAACGTGAAGGACTGGCAGTTTGTTATATGACCAACAAAGACATACAACGTCATCCAATTATTGACACAGTATTGGAGATATACGCAACTTAATTTTTGTTATACAAATACTTTTTATCAGAAACAAGCACCCAGTCGTTATCAAATACGACTGGGCCATAGAGTGCATCTGTTAAGTCTGACTTAACAAAAATGTTCTGCTTACGAGAAAACATACCTGCATTGTTTAATGCATTAAGTTCTACATATCCTACATTTCTATCTTTTACGCACAGATCCCACATGAAACCTGTAAGGTATATATTTTCTATACTAGGATTTATGCAATTACAATAGTAAAGAATCTGTAATGGATGTAATGCAACAAATCCAAATTGATTGTCTCGCAGTGTCATATCACTGATTATACGATCAGTCAATTCAGTGTAAACAGGTGTGCAATCATTCCATTGCTTCCGCAGAGTATCTACTTGTGTGTCATGAGAAAATATTTGTTGACTATTACTATAAAACGGTTCATCTTGTTCAACCTGATTTAAAGTGTTAGTACTATAAGTTGCTAGTGCTACTGCACCTACTTCATCAGTGCTAACGAAGTCAACAATACGATGCATAGTATCTTTTACATGATATTCACAAGGCCATGTTGACCAGGCATCTATTATTATAACTAAGCTGCTCATCAAAATACTTAGTATTATTTGGCTCTGGGGGTAGGATTCGAACCTACAAGGTTAAATATATTGCAGTACACTCAACCATACGGTTAACAGCCGTACGTGTTTACCAATTTCACCACCCCAGAATAATTCTACTTGTCCAATGCGGCTATCATACGTGTCATGCCGATGCCGCCGCCTACTCTTGGAAAGAAATCAAACTTTAAAAATTCTTCTAGTTCTGCCTCTACACGATCTTTACCAAACAATTTAAACAATAGTTCACTATAAGCACCATCTGTAATTGTGTGAAATGTATCTCTCATTAAATCTACATCTGTTGAACGTTCTGCTGAACCTATTGTTTCCATACCGCCTAGTATTACATCTATCTTTTTACTAAAACTTTCACCTGGGTATCTGCTCATATTCCAAAATGGTGATGTGAATTCTGGAAAGTCTGTAATCATTGCAGTTTCAAATTCATTAAACATTTTACCTTCTTCATCGGCAGTCATTTCATAATCAGTAGGTAGTCCATAATGTCCTTGCCATTCTGCATATGTTCTTTCTTCTGGTTTTGGAAATCCTAAGTATTCTACTAATTCATATTCCATTGCTTTAAGATCATCTATGTTGCCAGGCATTTCAAATTCAAACATTGGAAAGATTATATCGTGTCTTCCGGGTATTGCATTTGGCTCTTGTCTGTAGGATGTAGAGACACAAAAAAAGCCCTTTGCTGAGGGCTGACTTAGTAATTCATGTTCTAACCACATCTGGCCAGTTTGTGGTAGTGGCCATACTTGGCCTGCGTAATTGTATGTTGCTACATTGAATGGATCTTCACATGCGGCTAGTATGCTCAATCTGTTTTGTGTGTGTACTTCAAGAAATCCTTTTTCCAAAAAAAATGACCTTAAAAGGCCAACTGTCTCTGTGAATTTGCTTGGGTCTATTAGTTGCGTCATTTGCTTTCCTTTTTTTGCCTAAAAAAAATTTGCCCAAAAAAAATTGGACGTTACTTGTTCACTGAGTTATTTAGCATACCGCAGGAAATTGTGTAATGTTTTTCTACTATTTTCTAATATAGAATCGCTGGCAGTTATATACCAATTCACATTGCTTCTGAATCGATGATTATTTTTTTCCCATAAACGTTTTGTATTTGCGGTGTTTGTTAATAAGTGTATGTTATCTCTAATAGCTGATTCTAAACGTAACACAGGGTCGGTTTGTTTATCATAACTATGATCAATGATGTCATCGAATACATCAAAACCATTATCTCGCAACCATTTGACTGAATTTTTGCCGCCAATGATAATAGGAAAATTACACCCTAACTGACTGTTTATCAACTTCTCACATATCCACGGAATTGCATAGTCGTATACACTAAACATTATGTATTCAACAAAGCTGTTCTTATAAAAAGGCGTAAGATTATTAGCATAATTAGCCGGATTATCAAATACTAATTGATTTGGTTCTAGCTGATCGTATGGTGGATATGCATCTACTGTAACAGGAAAAAGCCCATCTGACTGTTTTGCTCTTTCCCAACCTTGTGTCATTGATGTTTTAAAATTTTCATGTTTATCGAAGTCCCAGGAAACTGAGTTCATTATATCTAAATGAAAGTCGTTTTGAGCTAAATGCCATTTCAGTAACGGAGCAGTGATAACACAATGGTCGTCTAAGCCAATGCCTAACATGTAACTCAATGATACAAGTCTATGAGATCGAGGCAGACGGTTCAAACTTATACCAACTTTATTACTGCTAAAATTTTTATCAGTTATGCATTCAAAGTTTCTATACTTGCCGATACAGTCTTCGCCATTATGACTATGTGGTGAAAAATAATAATGTAGATAGTTAGTGTTTTTTGGCCATTCTGCGAGACCAGTCCAGTCTGCTGGTAAAGTAAGCATGTAAAAGGTTGTATCAGAAAAAGTATTGAACAATTTAAAGAATACATCTAGCCCGGTGTAAGGTGGCGTATCTGCATAATATATTACCACTTTGTCGTTTTCAATAAGATTAGAAACCTGATCAATTGATGTATTATCGACTGCAAAAAAATCTACGTGTGGATATGTATCTTGGAAATTTTTACATTCATTATGTACAAAAGCCTTTGTTTGAGTATCGCTCATATTTCCAAGATAAATCATAGATGAATTATTTGCCTTTTCCTGACAAATATTGTACAGTTGGTTGTGACTTGAACCATTTTTGTAATAGTTTCTCTAACCAATGCATATCTTGCCTCCTAAAACTTACCTAAAAATCTTGCTATGTGGTGCACCCATGGCAACAACATTATAGCCATAAACATATTAGCACCTGTGTGTGCTATTGCTATCCGCAGTGTATCTCCTTTGGGCATACCATCGCTCACAAAAAAACCGGCTAACCAAATGGTGCCGGTGGTTCCGATGTTTGCGCCTAACACTGCCGCTATGGCTGCAGGCAGAGGCAATGCCCCTGAGGCTACCAGTGCAATTATTGCCGTTGTGCTTAAACTTGAACTTTGCCAAAGCAGTGTCATTACAATACCACCTAGGAACATATAGATTGGATTGCCTAAAAATAAGGTTAAGTGTTCCAAGTTACCCATCGACTTCATACCACCTGAGAACATTTTAAGTCCTATATAAAATACTACCAGTCCAACAAGAGCCGTCATTATGGGATTGCCTAAGTCCATCCTACACACCTTTTTAATTAATTTGTTCATTGAAAGTCCTTTTTACAAACTTTATTTAAGCCTATAGATGTTACAGTTTTATTACATTTGGGTAATTTGCTTATAAACTTCTAACCAATTTTTTACTATTGGATATTCAACATCTGCATTCATGTTGTGTCCATGTTCCATCAGTATCGGTCTAAGTCCAAATCTCAAACCAGCAGTTGCATTTTCAACTTTGTCCTCTAACCAGTAACAGTTTGAACCTGCATACTTGCTCAGTGCTTCATCTTTGTCTGCACCTGTGTCCAAACATATCAATTTGCTAAATGCAGTTTTACCAAACATTTTTTGTAGATTCATTTCTCTTAGTTTGTATGCATTTTCATCTAGACTTAAACTTGTTATACAAATAAATGTGTAACCATGTTGTTCATGTAGCCTCTTGACCCAGTACATAGCATCTCTTAGTACTGGAAGAAATCCTATTGCGGCACTTTCATTAAACTGTTTTACAAGTTTTTGCACTTGCGGCTTGCTAATACCATAACGTTCAGCCATATCATATTTGAACTGGTATCCTTCTGTGGTCTCAAATCCATGTTGTATCATCCAACAATTAAATGCCCACTCCCAATCTAGTAGGACTCCATCGCAATCTGTAAGTATTGTTTTTTCGTATTTTTTATATCTCATTTTCATCTTTCTATCTATATTAACATCGGCAACTTTGGATACGGTGTTGCTATACCGTTCTGTTGATCTAAGTAAGCACATATAAACTCTAGCATTACTGACTCATGCATTGTCAAATAGTAATCTAATGCTTCAAAGCCAATTGCATCCTCATACACAAAATCATGTATATAATTTTTGCTTATGTAATCTTCAATTACTTTTCTTTCAGTTGCTATATTAAACATGTATTTCCTTTATTTTTATTATACTTTAATATAACATAGGAATAGTGATGTGTCAACCTTTTTATGCATTTTGGTTAGAATTATCTTCTATTTTAATCTTTTTTTCAATATCCCAAATATAGTGATATGGGTATGCTTGTGGATTCGTCTGCTTTACATGCTCCATCTGTTGTTTAGCCTGTTCTAAAGTTTGAAAATCCCACATTGGAATTGGATCATCCATTCTTGGTTCGTACCAAATCTGATACTTATTCATTTTCCATTTCCCAAACATTGTAAACATCTGAAAAACCCATGTTCATTGGTGAATATTCACTGACGTTTTCTTCTTGCCAAGCATGTATATCAACCCATTGTTCTTCAGTAAGTTCTGTTATCTCTTCAATATCATAGTGTTTACAAATTGCACTTTCAACACAACTGTATGCTTCTCTTTCAATATACTCTTCGTCTTTGTACATTCTTGCCCAATCAAATTTAGTCATTGTTAGCATCCTCCAATATTTGCTTTCTTCCTTTTACACCAATTTGCGAGTCCATCATAGTTTTTACATGTTGTAACATAGCACACGCCATCATTAGAATATCTTCTTTGTTATCACACATCAGTATTTGTTGCTCTATAGGCTGGCACAGTTCTCGCATACGTTCTCGAACATCCGTCATTTTGTTATCTCCTCAGAAGTTATTAACGATTGTGATTTCATGTCATCAGTATTTAGATATGCTAAGTTTAGTACACTTGCAAAGCCAACTACTGTTGCACCTGTTTGTTCAACAAGCCTTTTGGTTGCTAATGCACTTCCGCCAGTGGCAACGAGATCGTCCACAATAATAACTCTATTTGTATAACCAAGTATACCTTCCTGTATTACAAGTGTATCTTCGCCATACTCAAGTGAATAAGTTTCTTCTAGTAAACTACCAGGATATTTAGAACCTTTCTTACGTACCATTATAAAAGGCACGCCTATAACACTTGCCAGTACTGCACCAACAACAAAGCCTCTGCTTTCAATACCAACTACATGACTAAGATCGCCTGTGCGATTGTATTTTGTTTGTACTGCAACTGATAATTCGGCAGCAACTTGGTTCCATGCAGGTTGTGCAAACAAACTGTTGATGTCATAAAATTGCACACCTGGTTGTGGATAATCCTGTACAGTTCGCATGTAATCTGTTGGTTTAGTTTTTTCTAAAGACATAAACACCCTCCCATTTTTCTCTGCCTTGTTTACGATCGTTACCTACACCTGGACGTGTATTCAACATCATTTTGATTATTCCATCAAATTTGAAGCCGACCTTTTCTGCGGTTTGGATCCATCTTTGGACGACTTCGTAGGGTTCTTTTCTATCGTATGACTTATAATCCGCAATGTTTGTGGCAAATATTCCGTCATCTTCAAGGCCCCGTTTAATATTGTCCATAGTCGGAACAACATAGCCTTCAAACCATTCATCTTCAGTTTTAAACTGTACCATACACTGTGTTTCTTCATTTGAATACTTCTCCAAGTTAAAGTAGGGCGGACTTGAAAATGCTAAGTCTATGCCCTCTGGTTGGTACTGTTCACTTACACTCTGTATGATAGTACCTCTAACACCAGTCGCTTCATCTATTACATCATTGAGATAGTTTAGATAGTTGACTGTTTCTGTATTGGGCTCAACACCTATGTAATTGTATTTAAAGTTACTTGAGCCTATGCCTAATAGTCTTCCGCCGTATCCGCAACTGTAGTCATAAACGTTACCCCAAAGTACAGGACATAGATGTTCTACTATTGCTTTTGCATTCTGCGCCTTAAAGTTAGTAACGTTTTCGCCTGTGACTAGTTCAAGTGCAGTTCTTAGTTGTGTTGGTCTTAATAATCTATCACCGGTTCGAAACTCAAAACAAATACGTATTGCACGTTTAAGTTTGCGTTCATCAAAGAATCTATCTTTTAAACTATTGCTTCCTCTGCCTTTGGGTTCGGCAGTCATCATGTTAGGAAACAAAAATCTGTTTATTGTTTGTCCTCTGTTGTTGCCTAGTCCAATCTTACCTGCATCTACATTGTTATAGTTTAGTTTGCTAAATTTACGTACTGCATCTACCAATCCTTTATGAGTATAATATACAATAGGCACCAAATTGATGCTTCTATAAATGTCATATACACTGTCAATGGTACCCTGTGGATCAGCATCGTATTGTGCTTTATTAAAACTATCAAGTTGGTCGTAGACACTTTCATAACCAGTGAATTCATCACTGATTACATGTTGCGGAAGTATATTCCAGGTACTATGTAATTGATCTATTACCACTTATATGTAATTCCTACAGATGCTTCATCTTGCTTAATAGCAATAAATCCTACATTGTTCCAACTGTAGGTCAATCCTTTAGGTGAAGATGGATTAACAATAAACATGTGGTTTGGCTGAAACTTCCAATACATCTTATTCTTGCTTTTTAGTACAACTTTTTGCTTAAATTTTTTACGTTGCGGAAACTTACTTGTGTTCGTATCACTTTTTGTTTCGCTTGGACCGACAATACTGACACCATATTTAATTTTGTTCATGACATATCCATTGATAGTATCGTCAACTTCATAGTGATTGTACAATCTCTGTGATACTTCTTCAATTGCTTTAGTTGGACTATTAGTATGAAATTCTGCTTGAGAAAAACCAGGAACACATACAAGAATACCAGCAACAGCTAAAAACTTTTTCATTGTTTAGCTCCCCATAATCATTGTTAATGAACCATCATCTTCCATTGTAAAGTCTTCAATAAAATAATGCCAATCACCCATTTTGTTTGCTTTTACATAAGCCTCTTCAGCAGCTTCCCAAAGTGCACCAATGGTACCATCTTTAGTGGTTGCAGTAGTCCAGTGTGTTTCACTGTCAATTTTAAACTTGTACTGTACTAGCCTAGGCTGGTTTACAAACAGTTGGTCTTCAACTTTTAGAGCACCATCATACATGCTCCAAACAGTTTCGTAACCTAGTTCTTCTTTCTTAGCATAGAAGTAATCCATTGTTTCTTCCATGATCTCATTGTCTAAAACTTCTTGACTAACATCTTCAAATTGTGTTTCTTGATCTAACATAGCAACTCCTATTATCTAAC